GTCTAACTTTGCATTATATTCTTGCCCCTTTAATTTTATTTGTATCATTTTTTGCCCTCCTATAAGAAAAAGGACTAGATAAAATAAATATCTAGCCCCTTAAATTTTAAAATATTAATTTATATTTGTACTTGTGTAAACCAAGTTTCTTCTATTCCTTCTACTGCTTCTTCGCTATCAGTATCAACAAATCTGAATATCTCTCCTGTTGATAATTCCCTTACAGAGAATTGAAGTTCTACTGTACCGTCTTCTATTGTACCTTCTTTAGTTTTAGAAGATATTGAAGGTGGTGCGAATTTTACTGCATATAAAACATATAATCTTTTACCTACTACACCTAATTTATCATTTTCAAATAATAAAGCTAACTCTGGTGCTACATCAGTAGTCTTAACTACTGCACCACCTTCTTTTAAAGTTGAGCCAAAGAATAATTCATATTCACTAGCTTCAAGTCCTGTAAGTGTTAAAGTACCACTTCCACCTGCGAAAGCAAAGTCCATATAGTCTATCATATCATCTGCATACATTTTTACTTCTTCATAAGACAATTCTGCATTTATTTCCTTTGCCCCAAGCACTTGAACAGGTGTTGCATATCCTTCGCCTGTTATTTTAGCTACGTGGATATTTTTTAAGCCTTGTATTCTTTTTACTTTAGCCATTTTAAATTTCCTCCTTATAGTTTATATAAATAAAGTCCATATTTTTACCATAGTACCCACTATCTTTTACATCTTTAGCACCGTCAAATATGAAGCCATTATTTTTTAATAATTCTTTAATTTCATTGTATTTATTTAAATTCTTTAAGCTTTTAAACCAATAATTTACTTGTATGTAATATGTATCTGATAGGGAATTATCGTCTGAAAAATCAGTATCTACTTCGTTATATATATCAAATATAATATATTCGCTAGAATTTCCCTCATACTCCATAAAAGCTATATCAATTCCTAAAGCTTCAAGAATTTTTACTAATTTATTGTGCATTTAATACACCTACTTTAAAATTTCATTTACTACTACTTTTCCTATTTCATCAGAAGCTTTTTTGATAGACTTTTGCCAACTTTTTTTAATCCATTTTTTACCTGTCATTCTCCTAGAGCCATATTCTTGGTAATATCCATAAGTTGCAATTCTGTCTTTATTATTAAGTATACCTACATCAATTTTTCTATTAATGTTTGACCCCTTAAATTTTGTATCAAGCCTAGACTTTAAAAGCCCTGTGTCAACAGGTACATTCTTATTCATTTCTTCTAGTACAATATCTCCACCTTTTTGTAGTGCTTTATCTGTTAATTCATTAGATAACTTCCTGCTAAGGTTATTTAGTTTCTGCTCTAAATCTCCAAAATTAAATTCTAAAGCCACTACAGTACACCTGCCATAACTTCCATAAATTTATTTTCTTCTTTGATATTGTCTATATATAAAATATTGTAAGAAATCCCTTTATAAGTGATTATAAAATCTTTACAAGTATTAGGATTAATTGAAGGGTCTAGGTCTTTTATATACCTAATAATAAGCTTTTTAGATATATTAGCTTCTACCTTTTGGGCTTCTATAAACTCTTTACCGTATAAATTACTTACTTTAGCCCATACAGTTTTAAAATCTGTATAAGTAGTATCTTCTAAAGGCTTTTTTTCTGCCTTTTTTTGTATTGTTACTCTGTGTTTTAGTTCTCCTATGTTCACTTATTCCACCTCATAACAATATTTTAATTGAGTTATTATATTATCTAAGCTAAAAGATAGCTTATTAGCATTACCTATAATTTCTCTATTCTCGTACCAATGAAGCACAAGCATTTTTATAGCTAATTTATATAAAGCATTATCAAAATTTTTAACTCCTGCATTAACCATATATATATTAGCACTTTCAATTAATGAATTTATTAAGCTATCGTCATAATCTTCATCAATTTTCATATAATTTTTTATTTCTTCAAGCATTGTTACACCTGCTTTCATTAAAAAAGGATAGAGTTATTCACTCTACCCTAATTTATTAATTAAATTACTTCTTTCTTGAAGCACCTATTGTTATTTGTCCGTATACTATTGCTTCTTCATCTCTCATTTTTACTTGTTCTCTCTCTATTGCTCTGAATAAAGTAACATCTGATAAGAAGCTATCTCCTGCAACGTTTGAAGCCATTACTGATAATGTTTGTCTATCGAACATTACACAAGCTTCTTTTAAATCTCCTATTATTATAGGTGCTTTACCGTCTGCCATTGGTAAATCTTTTGTAGATATAACGTGAACAGGGTATTTACCGAATAATCTTCTTACAGAAGCATTTGTTATATCTGCTTGTAATATATAATTTCCATTTCCGTCAACTAAAGTATCTAAGTAATTAAACCCTTCTTGGTTAGTTACTACTACTGCATTAGGTAAGAAAGCAGGGTCTAAAGTTACGTTTATAGCTTTCTTTATATCGTCAAGTCCTGCCATAGCAGTTTTTTCTTTAGTGTCTAAAGCTTCTAATATTAATTTATTTCTAGTTATTCTACTTTCATTTCCTATCCAATCTATTAAAGTAGCTTTTACGTTTTCTGAACTATCTGCAAGTAATTCATTAGTCATTTTGAAAAATCCTGCGAATTTGTCTACTTTGTATTCTAAAGTTGTGAATTGTGGTGTATCTTTTTCTGTTATTGTTCCACCTTCTGTAACTTTTGCAAATCCTGTTGTGTTTGCTCTCTTTTTGAATACTCTTGACCCACTTAATGTATTAACTTTTTCAACTTTTATTAAGTTTTGTAAACTGTCTTTAGCTTCTCTTAATTCATTTATTTTAGTTTGTATATCTTGTGGTACTGTGTATCCACCGTCCTCTGCTACACCTTCTGACATTCCATTTTGGAATTTAGTCTTTAAAGAATTTAAGAATTTTTCCTCATAAGTTTTTTCTACTTTGTTTTCTATTTTGTTTTCCATTTTGTTTACTATCTCCTTTTTTTCTTCTTCGTATAATTCATTCATTAAATCATATTTTTCAGTCATTGAAGCTATTTCATTTTTCATTATTTTAGCTTCTTCTATTTTGTTTTCTAATACTAAAGCTTTAGCTTCTTCTTTCTTTTCTTTTATAGAGTTGTATAACTCTCTCATTTCTTTAGTCATTTATTGACCCCCTTTGTATAAAGTTTTAAATATAAAAAAAGAACTAAATTAATTCTAGTTCCATTAATAACATATCTTTTATTTGTTCATCATTTATTACTTTAGCTTCTTCTTTTATTTCTTCTTTAGGCTCAACTTCTTCTGTTTTAACCTCTTTAGAAATATCAGAAGGTACTTTGTTATATTTATCAAAGTAATCACTTACACAAGCTACTGCTTGAACTGAATTTGATACCTCTACATTAAAATATTTTGAAGCTTCAACACCTGTTAGCCAAGTTTCATCATTAACCATAGATTTTATATCCTCTATGTCTACACCTTCTGCTAGATTTTCAGAATAAACATTTATTATTCCTTCTTCTATTTTATCTAAAGTGTTAGCCATTTCTCTAAGTTCGTTAGAATTTCCTGCACTACTGCACCAAGGCTTATGTATCATAAAATAAGCATTTGAAGGAATTATAACTTTATCCCCTGCTAAAGCTATTACAGAAGCAATTGACCCTGCTAAACCGTCAATATATACAGTTTTATAGCCCTTATGTCTTTTTAACATATTATAAATAGCCATTCCACTAAATACTGACCCTCCACCACTATTGATATATATATTTATATCTTTGTCTTTAGCTTGGTCTAAAAATTCTTTTATAGCTTGTGGGTATTGGTCTGTATCGTCCCAAGCACCTAGCCAACTATCAACTATATCTCCATAGAAATATAAATCGCAAGTTGTATCAGTAAAGTTTTTTATTTCTAGCATATTTTTTAAATTATTCTTCAACGTTTCCACCTCCTTTCAAATATTGAGTTCCTACTAAATCAATAGGAATATAATTCCCATTAACCATAAGCTTATCTCCCCCTATTTCAGAAGGTAAGTTTAATAAATCTCTAGCTTCATTAGGTGTATATATACCATTATTAACATATTTAGCTAGACATTCTGCTTGTGTTTTCATATCTGCTCTTAAAATTGAGCCTTCATTGAATTTAAAAAAGTAACCTTGATTTATTAGGTTACTATCTAATAATTTATAAGTTATTTCTTCTTCATATTGTTTTAATATGAATTGTAAAGTGTCAACATAGAAGCTTAATTGTTGCATTTCACTATTTGAATAGCTAGATTTAGAATAATCGTTTAAATGATTAGGTTTTATTCCAAAAGCACCTGCAATTTGAAGGGCATTATACTTCTTTAAATCAAAGAATTGTGCGTCTGCTAATTTAATATCTAAAGGTTGAATTTGCATACCTAAAGGAATAGGTATAATTTTACCTGCATTATTTTCTCCTGTTGCAAATTCTTCAACACCTTTTAATAGCCTTCTCTTAGCTTCTTTATCTAAATCTCCTGTATATTGAAGTACTGCTCTAGCCGTCATACCTTCTTTATACAATTTGTTCATAAATCTTTGAGATTTACTAGCACCTTCTATGCTATCTGTTAAAGTATCTCTAACACTTTTGCCAAGTATACCGTCATCAGAGTTTGAAGTTTTAAAATGTAATACAGTATCACTATTCATTGTATAAGTTTTATTTGTTTTAGGGTCTGTATATATATACCATATTTTATTCGGCTTACCAAAATACCCCATATCATCAATATATACTTCTACCTGTTCATTTTGCATTATCCAAAGATCTATTAATTTACCTCTTTGATACCTACACCAAACATAAGCATTTCCAAAGTGATTTCTGTTCCTTTCAATAGTAGCCCAAAATACTGAACTAGTCATATATGGATTAGGTCTAAGCTTTAATAAATTATATACATCATTGGTCTTAGCTTTTATAACTCCTTTTTCAGTATCTTGGTACATCTTTATAGAAAGTTTTCCTAAAGTTTCAGATAATATTTTTAAGCAGGTAAAATAAGTTACCTCGTTTATAGCTTCTGCATTACCACTATTAATACCTAATAAGTCTAAAAATTGACTATCCCTCATTATATTGTTTTGAGGATTTAAAAAGGCTTTAAATCTATCTTTTATATTCATTTTTCCACCTCCTTTCAAGTCAATTTACCACCCTAGCATATCTAACATTTCACTAGTAATTTCGTTTATGTCTAAAGGCTCTTGTATTGCTACAACGTGTGCATTTATTAATGAAGCTAAAGGGTCTATTTTATCACTAGACTGTGCTTTATCTAACATAAAATTAGCATTACTGTCTTGTTTTGTTATTGCATTACTACAAGCCCAATTTAAAACAGGGTTATTATTGTGAAATAAATTACCACTATAAGCTTCTTCTCTAAAGCTTTTACAAGGCTCTCCAAGTGTTCTTATCCCTTGCCTAATTTCTATCATTTCATATCCTAACTCGCTCATATCATTTGCAAACTGTGAAGCATTCCAAGGGTCGTAACATATTTCAGTAATGTTTATATTATATTTTTCTTCTATATCTTGAATATATTTTTTAATATAGTTATAATCTACTACCATTCCTTCTGTTACTGTTAGCCACCCTTCTTTATGCCATAAGTCAAAAGGTAATCTAGCTTCCCTTACTCTCTTATCAAAAGTATCTTTTGGCATAAATGAATGACTTAAAACATAATATTGACCGTCTTTTATAAACTCAAAGCCAACACTTGTTAAGTCTAATTTAGTTGCAAGGTCTATTCCTACTATACAGTCTTTACCTTCAAAGTCTTTAAAATTAAAATCTTTATAGGCATTTTTCCATTTAGCCATATCCATATAGCCACCTTCTCGCATATCGACCCATTTATTCATATTCTTTGTTAAGAAGTTTCTCAATTTCTCAGGTGCATCTAGCGAAGATTTCAATTCTCCTCTTAGGTAGTTCATACCTTCTTCATAGGTAGCTACTATTGGATTAGCTTTAATCCATACAGTTTCGTCTTTTATACTATCATTTTTATCAAGTTCACAGATAATTGAAAAATATTCTTCATTTTCTATGTCTACATTAGGGTCTAATATTTTACTAACATATTCATACTCTTTATAACAGGGTCTAGTTAAGTCAAAACCTGCCGTAGTTATAACATTCATTAAAGGTTGAGGCCTTGCGACCATACCACTAAGAATAACGTCATATATTTCAGAAGTTTTATGTGAATGGTATTCATCAACTATTGCAACACTTGGATTTGTTCCATCTCCTGTGTTTCTAGCTTCTCTACTCAAAGGCTTTATAAAACCACCGTCTTTTAAATTTGTTATTTTTCCATAACTAGTTTTATATTTACCCTGTAATCTCTCGCACTTTCCTAGTTGTGTTTCTATTTCCCTATACACTATACTAGACTGCTCTTTATCCCACCCTGCTAAATAAACCTCTGACTGTTCATCAGATAAAAAACATTCATAAGAAGCTATTAAGCTAAGTAATTGAGATTTTGCATTTTTTCTAGCTAATTGTATATAGGCTTTTCTATACCTTCTATATCCATTATCTTTACGTTTCCAACAGAATAAATTTGCTATTATAAATAGTTGAAAGTCTGTAAGTTCTATTATTTGATTCTTTAAAACTCCTGCCCTATGTCTAAACTGTCTACTCCATAGATAAAATTTTAATAACTCCACTTTATCAAAATAATAATTTGGATTATTAAAGTCATTTTTAAATCTTTTACAGGACCATATATGCTTTTCACAAGCTAATATTTTTTTATTTATAATATCATTAGAGTAATTTATAACCCTATTAAATAAATCATTAGACATTTTTTCTATATCATTCATTATTTATCATTCCTTTATAATCCAAATAATCTATCTTCTAGACTAAGTTCTTTTGTATCTTCTTCTGCCTTCGGTACAACTAGTTTACATCTACTTGATATGCTTAATCCTAAGTCATTACCAACTTGCCTAACTTGTTTGAATATTTTATCTTGTAAAGTACAAAACTTATAATAATCTTCATCATCTATATCTAAATCCATTAACTTAGTTGATATTTGTTGGAATTGATTTTCTAAAATTATATATCTAGCCAATACCTCGCAGTCTAAGTTAGTCATTATTCCTATTTCTATTAATTGCTCTGCTATGTAATTAAAATGAGGTATAAGTTCTTTTTTTAAATAAGAAGGAGGTTTAATATTATCATTAGAAGCTTTAACTTCTTTAGACTTTCT